GCAAATCGTCGTTAGCGCTAGATGTGTCAACAATTACAGGTGTTGTGGTAATGCTTGCGCTAATTGCGCCAGTCTCAGCATCAAGCTGAAGTGAATGCTGGGCGGTACGCTTTAAATCGTTTGTGCTTGTAGGCAAAGCCCGCCATGATCGAAGCCACTTTTGCACCGAGCCAGCGTCCGAGAACACGTTCAGGTCAAACGCGTAAATGTTACCAAGTTCATGGTCGCCCACAACAATTTCGTTGCTAAACGACATTTGGCAGTTTGAACGGTGGCGGGTAAAGCTGCCATTGATGAACGCGGCCCGTTCGTGCCAAAGTGATGTGGCAACGTCAAAAACCCATGTGCTGTTGGCCGAAGGAAAAATTAAGACATAAAACGAATGACCGTCTTGCTGGTAAGTGTAGGCAATAGCATCGCTCATGTTGGCGTATTGCTGAATTTGCCATTCAACTGCATGAGTAGAGATGCGCTGCGCAGTGTATCCGTTGGCGCGGTAAACAATACCTTTTCCACGGGCGTCAGCACCCAACCAAAAAATGCCGTTGTCTAATTTGGCAACAGAAAACGCGGCAATACAGCCTATTTCGTTAAATGCGCCTTGAACGGGGCTAAGTGGAAAATCAAGACCGCCTGAGTTGTACCAAACTTCAACGGTGTTAGTGCCAAACAACCAAGCTTCGCGGTGATCCACAAGAATCGACACCAAGCCGTCAGGAGAGCCTTCAGCGCTTGCAAATTCAAGCGGGTCGATGGATGTACCGTCTAGCAAACTTGTGACCCATAAACGCTGGCTATTGGGTTCGTTGAACACAAAATAACCGTCCAAATAACCCACAGTGACGGCGCCGGGGAAATCAGGATCGTCAATCTGCTTAAATTCAAGCGTCAAGCTGTTGTAAATAAAGCTAGGGCCATTGCAAGCAATGAACAGCTGCGTCCCGTTGTCCGACATGCTGACAGGGCCAGCAGAGCCTGAAACAGTGCCGATGGCAGAAGCACCCCAAATTGAAGTAATTTTGTACAGCGTTTCACCAGAAACAGCGTACCCATACCCACCAAACTGCCACAGGCCGCGAATGGGGCCGTCGCCCATGTTAGCAAGAAGGCGCAATCCGGGGGCGCGGTTTAAAAACCCCGGCTCTTTACCGCCTTCGGGTATGGCCTCGGGAAACAAATTGACCATGCGGCTGTCTGCCGCATTGACGCTGCGGGCTACATACGATGACCCAAGGATCGGCGTTTTCATCAGTAGTTGCCAGCGTATATGTTAAAGCGTTGACGATTTGACACAATTGCGTACGGCATTGACATCACGTCATCTGGGTTGTTGATGCGCTTCAAGTTGCGCTTGCTTGTCATAGCGATGCGCTTTACTTGCTCACTTGGCTCAATGCCAAACTCGGGCGCAATTTCCATTGCCAAGTTATAAGTAAACGCTCGCAAATAGCCTGGCGGAAACAACATTTGCGTTGCCAACGTAGCAGGTTGAGTTAGTTTTTCAACAGAAATAAAGTGCCATTCCAAGTCCCGCGTAGGTTGCGGGTATACCGTCATGGTAAAATTGGGGTATGTGTTATTGACAAAAATAACTTGCGGGTATGTGGACGTTACGGTCTTAACCGCAATGCCGTCATACTGTTGCTGATTGATAAACTTAATGCCAAAAGACACGTTTGTGCCTGGATCACGGTAATAAGTTGCATCGTCTAGCAACACTGGGCGCAGGCCCACAAAGTTGCCAGTTGGGCCAAGCGTTCGTGTAATCTGGCCCGCAGGCCAAGTAAACATTTGATCTTGTGTGGCAAACACCGAAAGTCGCTCGGTATTCCACGAATCAATCATTTGATCGAGCGCCGTCAAGGCGTCGGTTGACATATCCGCCGTAGGTGTTTCACCTTCAGCCAGTACACCTAGCAAACGCAATGCTCGGTTAATTTGATCGCCAGCGGTGTACGTTGCCATACTTAGACCTTTTCAATAATCACTTTTCTACGGCGCTTAACTTCCAGCACGTTTACAGGAGCCGCTTCAGGTTCAAAAGGCGTATCTAGATTGTAGCGTGCCCAGCCATTTTTTTCATCAGCAACAGCCTCAAGTTCCATTGTGGCCACTTTAGCGCCATGAATTGGATGTTTGAGATAAATGTTCATGGTAGAAAGGGGGTGATTAGCCCCCTTTTGGTTAGGATGCTACTAATGGAACAGAATACCACTGAGTAGTAGAAGACGCTACCAACAATGAACTGGTAAGGTTTGTAATGCTATACGCACCGTTAGCCGCAACCGCATTGATTGCCCCGCCAGTGGCGGGATAAATATTCAACGCGCCAGCAGCGGTGTTTTTAACAATAATTACCATACCAGCTACCGCTGTAGGCAAAATTACGCCTTTAGTACCATCTGCCGCCGAAACGACATTGATACCCTCAGCTAGTGCAGCAGCATTGCCTTGAGTACTGCCCGCCGCCGCAACAGCAGCAACAGGAAGGCGAATAGCGCCGGTTGACGTGCCGGTTACGGTCGTAGCGGTTATGGTTGTAGCGGTCACTGTTTGCAACGCTGACGCGCCGGTTACGGTTACGCTTTCAAATTCAGGGTCGCTAAACGCGACGCCTACAGCTTTTGTATTTGGCATGATGTTTCCTTTAAAAATGAGGGCCAAAGCCCCCACTTAAGTTTTTAAGCCACGCGATAGATTGAGTACGCTGCATCACCTGTTTTGCGGAAACGAAACGTGCCAGATGTGTTGCTGGTTTTAGTCAGCGAATCTTGCACCGTGTCGTTACCAACAAGGGTGTTACCCGTGCCAGCGGTAAAAACTACATCATTTGCTGCATTGTCACCAATATTGATAAATGAGCAGTCAAATGTTGAGCCAACTTTAAGGCTAGTAAATGCAGCGTCAAGCAATGCGCCTGTTGGGAACACATAGGCTCCCGCGTCTGTGCCGCCTGAGTCCATGGTACACACACCAGCAGCTAAATTTTCTGCGGTGATAGTAACAGCCGCGCCAGTTAACGCGACAGGTGCACTAGTGTTAGAAAAACTGATTTCGCCGAGATTGCCGTCACCAACTTGGTAACCGCTTGCGCCATTAGGTAAAGCCATGATAATTTCCTTAAAAAGATGTTAAGACGAAAGGGGCCGAAGCCCCGTTCAGATTAGCCCCACATGCGGCAAGCCATTTGTGGGCGGATTGTGCTGAAACCGTACAAAACGTCAATACGGCAAGGCATCCGGTCATTGTTAATATCGTACTGGCGAACCACACGCAAACTAATACCGTTGTGAACAGCGCGGGCAGCCATGTCAACACCTTGGGGCAACAACAAGTCAGCAGTTGCAAACGTGATGGCATCCTTGTGATAGATCAAGTTTTGAGCGTACTGAGTAGAAGCAGCGCCCACAAAGGTCACAGTACCGCCAGTTGCAGGCAACACGTCCACAGTAGCCAACGCATGTGCGGCGGAGTACATAGGAGCAACAGTTACAGTCCAAGTACCAGATGAGGCCGTAACGGTAGTCAAAGCCACAAATTGGAACAAAGAGCCTGTAGATTCACGAGTCTGTGGGTTAACAGCATTGCAACCGCTGACAGTGAACACGTCACCAGCATTGATTGTTGTTGACACAGAACCTTGCTCCAACAGAATGGTCGATGAACCTTCGGCAGTCACGCCAGGGGTTTTAACCAGTGTAGTTGAGGTGGTGAGGCGTGAGCCAGTTGTGTGTTGCTTGATAGACTGAGACATGTTGACTTCTTCAAAGCCCAACACGCCAGTGCCCATCATGCCGTTTTTAAACTGCTTGCTGATAGTGTCGGTAGGGTTAAACAAACCCTTCATGCCTTCAACCAAACCAGCGTTAGCGGCTGGGTTGACGGTGGCATAACGTGGAGACATGCTGGCAGCGTTTTCGTTCAACTTTTGCTGGGCTTGCAACAGCACCAAAGAAGTTGAAGGCGTAGTGCCAGGTGTACCAACGGTGTTACCAATGGTTTTGTACGCATTGGCAACGTCAGCGTCAATGCTAGAGGCCAACTGGCTGATACGTGGCTTTAGGACACGTTCTGCAAAGTCGTCCAACTGCATGGTCAATTCAGCGGATGTGAAGTTAACACCAATGTGCTTTTGGTTTGCCACAGTCAAAGTGGTGAACTGTTCGTTGTCGTCCTGAACTTGCAGGGCGGCGCCGTCAGTAACCAAAGCGCGGTCGGGCAAACGAATACGCAATGTAGAGCCAATTTTGGCACCTTCAACAGCAAAAGAATCGTCATACTGGCGGTTCACGTTGCGTGTCAAAACGAGGTTGTTTTCCAAGATCTCCAACGCTTTGCGTGTGATCATGTCAATCGTCAGAATACTATTAGACATTTAAAGTCCTTTCAAAAAAATTTAGCGAAGTCGCTGCGCTTCTGCTTTGCGAATCTGGCGATTGCGTTCGGCTTCGATCCATTCCGAGGTAGACATGGTTTTGATTGACCGAGGGTCAGTCGTATCATGGCTCGGGCTTCCCGAAGACCGCGCAGTCACCGGACTAATTGGCGTTGGCGCAGATGTTGTTTTCTTCACCGGAGGATTATCAGCCAATTTGACTTCAATCTTTCCGATTTCGCGTGCCTGCATCAAAGGCGGCAAACGGGCGATGCGATCAGCCTCTTTTGGGTTTGTCCCTAGCCAATAAGCTAGATCAGGCCCAATATCAGAATACTGAATTGTCTCCGCCATTACGTCTGTGATTCGCAGCTTGGGGTTGTACACAACGTCTTCAAAATCGTCGTATTTGTCCCGTGCTTTTTCTTCACGTTCGCTGTAGGCTTCTACAATTACAGCTTGCTCTTTTTGACGATCCCGTTGAGCTAACAATTCTTCGGCTTTTTTAAATGCCAGTGCTTCCGCATAGGCATCAGGGCTTTCAAAATTGTCAATCGACGGAACTGTTGTTGGAGCAACTGGCACGGCTTGCCGTGCGGCTTGTTCACGTTCCCATTTGCGTTGTTCTCTTGCGAGGCGCTTGCCAATAGCAGCATCGAGTTCGTCTTGCGTAAATGTTTTTAACGCAGATTGATCGGGCTGGTTCTCAGCTACTTCCGGCGAAGGTACAGCAGTGTCAGGTGTGGCCGTCACACTTTGCGCTGGCGCGGAGTCAACTTCCGCTAGGTTTTGGACTTCTTCAGTCATTCTTTAACTCTTTAGAGTTCCCGGTGAACCTCACCGGTAAGGTTTAAAGCATTCGCGTAAGCACACGTTGACCAGCGGTAAGGCCAGTAGCAAACGTAATACTTGTTGTGCTGGTTTCAGTATAGTCTACGTTGAACTCTTTGACTAGTCCATCGACAATTACCATTAAAAATCCACCAAGCCCGTATTCAGGCACAGTAAACACAGTTTGCGTTGCGGTTGCAACAGTGACTGGGTTTTGAGCGCTTTGAGCGCTGTTGATTCCGTTGGCAGTCCAAATCAAATTGTCGCTTGAATCTTTAAGCGTCAATGAATATTGAGAAGGGCCAAACCACACGTTTGCTTCACCCCGCGAGTCCAAAATTACAGGGTTTGCGTTGGTAAAGTTTGCCGTGCTGTCGGTGTAAGTAGCCAAAGGCGTTGAGGTTCCGCTGGCGTACGTGAACAGTTTTCCGCCGACAAGAGGTACTCCTGCCGCAGTAAAAAACTGCATTTTTGGTGAAGGGCTAAGTGTTGCGGTCATAGTTAAGGGGCCACAGGCCAGTCAATAGTCCAAGGAAAGCCAGTTTGCAATGTAATGTCACGCAAACTTTGACGATAAGTTGCCCAAGCTGCTTTGTCAACTGGCGCGTCTGCAAGTTGTGTCCAGTCTGATGCTGACAACGCTCGGTTGCGGTTGTCACGCATAGCTTGCGTATGTGCAGCGTCAACAGCTGCTTTAGACTCGTTGCCCATTTCAACCACGCTGTGCTTGGTGTACCACTTGCCGTCAATCTGCTCAACGCCGTCGCGGTACGCGTGTTGGTAGCGGGTTGTTTGCGCTTGCGGGCCTTCAAAAACCACATCGTATAGGCCATCTAGTGGCCCGCTGGTGTTGGGGTACAAGTCTCGCAAATCTTTTTGCAACACAACCGCACCTGTTTCTTTGATTCTGATTTGCATAATGTGTTTACGCTATGGCCAAGAAAATGTACGTTCCGCCGTTGGCGTTGATGGCCGCAGGGGCGGTGCTTGTCAATTCAAAACCTGCGGCGTAAGCGTCAACGTAATCAGTTGATGTTACTTCGGCAGCATTGCTGTTAAACAGCAGGTATGGATCGTTGCCAGCTATGATGCCTCGGGAAGTATCCCAAACATACCAATCGCCCGTTGAGTCTGTGCGCTTGATAAGCACAAATCTTGCGCCAGTATTAAAGTTGCAGTTAATTTGCTGAGTTGTAGCTGTGCCTGTGTATGAGCCAACCTTGGACACGCCAAGGCAAGAGGCAAACAGGTAGGCTACGTAAGTTCCCGCGCTGGCATTTGTTGTGGTGCTTGTCCCAATGCTAAAAACAGAAGCTGTTGGCGTTGTGCTATTCCAACGAGTTGCGCCTGTGGCTGCTGCGGCTGTGCTGTTTAAAACAAGGTATTGTGTGTTAGCAAGCGCAGAACAATACGTGTCCCAATCGGCGGTTGTATCTCTACGCTTAACAATTATTAACTCAGGCACTACGCCCAAGTTATGCGTTTGAGTTGTATTACTTCCCGTCCCCGTATAGCAAACCTCATCAAAAAAACTGGGGGCACGGCGAAAAAAGTAGTTGATGTATGAGTAACCTGAAAGGTTTGTATCGTAGTTAAAAAACTGCCCCGGATCTAGCCCTTGACCAATGACGCCGTTTTGTCTGTTAAAGAAATAACCAACCGCACCAGGGTTGGGTTCACCGTTTGAAGAAATTGTGTACAACGCCGTATAGTTGCGCAGTCGGTCAAAGTCAACAAAGCCGCCAACAGCGCCTGAACCCGCTGATCCGCCAGCACCGCCTGACCTGTTCATAGTCAGTACCATGTCTGTTGTCATGGCAATATTAGGTGTAATTATTGGTGCGCTAGTGTCATCCCCTGTGCGCGTAAGAGTGCCAAACACAGTCGTGCCCAATCCAGGAATTTGCATTGGGCCACGGCGGATGGCGATGTAGATGTAGGTAGAAGCGCTAGTGTTTACTTCGCTACTTGTAGATGTAATTTGAAAGCCTGTTGCTAATGGTCTACCATATTCAACAGACGATTCAGCATTTGCCAAATTTGCTTGCAACGGAGAATCAGCTGTAACAACAACCATACCACGCATGATGTCCATAATTTGCCAATTGTCTGTGCCCGTAGTATTTTTAATCATTACCCATTGAGGTTCGTAGCCAAGCGTGACAACAGGGCCAGTAGCAGAACCATTACCTGTATAAGACCCACACGAAATCACATTTTCTGTAGAAAGTTGGCCAAAGCCACTTGCGTTGTGGGCAAATAGGTAGGCTACGTATGTGCCTCCAGAAGCGTTGACACTTGCGTCAGTGCCTACGCTAAACACCGTGCTTGTTGGAGTTGTGCTGTTCCAGCGTGTAGCCCCTGTTGCTACTGCGGCTGTAGAATTAAGCACCATGTATTGAGTATTTGCCAAACTGCGATGGTAAACCTGCCAATCTGCTGTTGTATCTGTGCGTTTGACAATAATGCAACCAGGCACTGAATCAAGACTGTGGGCAATGGTTGTGTTTGAACCCGTACCCGTATAAGTCACAACATCAAAGAACTTTGGCTGCTCTCGAAATGTCCATGAAACGTAAGTGGCCGCAGATGTGTTGTAGTCAGCATCAGCACCAATCGTAAATCCAGTTGCTGCAAATGCAGTTAGCCCTGTGCTTTCGGTCGCTTCTGCAGCGGTTGTTTCTGAAGCAAGCGATTTTGTAGCCCCTCGCGTTGTATCAGTTAAACGATGGCCAGTTGCGCCTGAACGGCCTTTTATCCAAACCATCCCGCCATCACCCGCCAAATCAATGTTATTGGTGATAGTCTGCGCACCGCCGTTGCCCGTATACAAGTATGTGCTAAACACTTGTTCAATGTACGGGGTGCTTTGTTCTCCACTAGCAGCGGCAAATAGTGCAAGCATTAGCGCACCACTTTTCCGTAAATGGTTGTACCTGCATCGCGTGTCCACAACAACACCCAATCAGTGCCAGATGTTTGCAAAGTTACGCCGTTAAGGGAAAAAGTTGTTGTGGTAGCGCCAGTTGATGTAATCCAGTTGATTGAAGGCCAAGTGATTGTGGCTGCGCCAAGGTTTACGCCTTCAATAAACAATTCACCCAAATTGCCGCTAGGGGGCCAGTTTGTTACGGTTAACGTAACTGTGCCTGTGGGCGCCCAGCGCTGAACTGAGCCGTTGGTGTAATCTAGCGCAGAAGTCGTAGTGCTGTCGTAGTAGGTGTACCCAGTGTCTTTGAACATTGCCCTACGAAGGATCGTGTCCGTCTGGTTAACCGCACCAGTGCCTTTTGGTGTGACGTTAATGTCAATGTTGGCATCTGTGCCGTCCGCCGACAATGTATTGCCAACCAAAGTCACGCCAGCTGCCGCAACATTGGTGTCAAAAGTTGTAGACAGAACAGTTGTAGCCGTAAGAGAAGACGCCGAAACAGCTTTACCTGCGGTCAAGTTGTTGACCGACACTTGTTTGGTGGCCCCAGACTGAACAATCGGCAAAACTTCCGTACCCGCAAGCGGGGTCGTTGCCGCAGGTAACTGGGAAATTTTTAAGTCGGCCATGATTAACCTTACATGTAATAGCTGATGTTCAGCTTGGCGCCGCCAACCTGTTCAATGAACTTAATGTTGGTCAAGTCACCATCATACTGCAAAGGAATACCAACTGCTAAAGGCATCCCTACTGATGCGCTTGGCGAAGTTCCGTCATCACGCCAACGAACCGCTTGGCCTTCAGCAACAATCAAAGCAAACACGGGTTGAGCGTTTAATCCGTTGGGTGTTCTTTGGGGAACTGTCAAATTGGTGGCGCTAGACAGGGTAGTGATTTGCTGATAACCCATGCAGGTCGTTACAGCTTTTAAATTCATGGACATGTTTAAAATCTCCGAGGTTGAGTAAATGAGCGCAAACGCATTGTAATTTCATTGCCAATACTTGGGGTAGTGCTAAAAAGCCACCCAGTGTTGTTGCCTGCGTCTACGTTTGTGATGGCCAAAGCATCAAAAATTGCACCGCCAGTAGCGTTGCTGTCTTGAATTGTCAAATACTCAACGGTGTTTGTCCCGCTGGCGTCAGAGATGGTGGCCTGCGATCCAAATGTTGTTGCGTACAAATATTTAGGGTTTGTACCTGATGTGGCAAATGCTCCAACAGTGCTTGTTGTACCTGACTTGAGTTTCAACGTGCCGTTGGTCATTGTCAGTGTGCGTGTGGAACCCATAGTCAAAGCATCTTGCATTTCCCAAGTGCCACCAATTCCGTTAAACGTAACTGGAAAATCAAGAGTTTGACTTGCGGTGGTTATAGTTTGAGATGTGGTTGCGGCAAATGTCCAAACACCTGTTCCAGCCGTAACTGTCATTCCTGTAGACAGAACTAAATTACCGTAAATAACTGGAGTTATATCAACCAAAGTTGATCCTGAAAAACCAGTAAAGTCTACTGTACCAACAACCCTAGTAACAGTACCAAGGTTAATAACATCTGCGCCTGCTGTGATATAAAAATTAGCGGCATTTGCAAAGCTACCGCCAGCACTAGTAGACCCGCCATTAAGACTGCGTTGTTGCCCCCCTATACCAATTCCAATAACTTCAACTGTTCTTGAGCCTGTTAAGGTAAGTCCTGTTGCTGTTGCGGTTGAATAAACACTTGCATTTAATCCAATAATAACTAGTTTTCCAGTACCAAAAGCCAATACGCGAGTGTTGGTACCGCCTGAAGTAAACAGCCCAGTTGTCAGCGTATAGCCGTTTAAATCCAACGTGCCATTGGTTAGTGTGCAAGTGCGTGTAGCACCAGAAGTTAGTGCGGCTTGAAGTTGCCAAGTGCCACCTACTCCGTTAAAGGTGAATGGGCGGTCAAAGGTAACACCAGCAGTGTCAATTGTCTTTGTTCCAGATGTGGCGGCAAACGTAAGAGCGTTTGCAGTAGCGGTTGCCGACATCCCCGTAGACGCTTTAAAATTTCCATAAATAGTTGCTGGCGTTGTTCCAAGCGCCCCAGCATACCCTGTTGGGTTTGTGCCATCGGTAAAATCTAAATCTCTATATGCTGGTGCAGTACCCAAGCTAAAAGTTCCCGTACCCGCAGTAATCCTAAACGAAATACTGTTAGCTTCCGTAACTGTTCCGGGTTGAAGCGTCCTCGCTGTTGCGCTTGAGTTGGTGCAAATAATTAAAGGCGTACCACTAACCGCCATAGTCGTAGCACCAGTAAAGATCGTGCCTGTGCTGTTCAACGAGATCGTGTTTGTGCCAAAGGCAAGCGTGCCCGTAAAGCCCGTCATGGTCAGGGCTTGAATTGTTGGGCTGATATCAAGCGTGACTGTACCAGAGCCAGAGTTGGCGTCAAACGCCGCAGTGTCACCAGAACCCGGCACAGACGCGCCAGAAAGACTACCAGAAAGCAAAGACCAGTTGGTTGTGCTGTTCCAGTCACCTGTGCCGCCTGTTACCCAAAATCGTGCAGCCATATTTATTCCTCAACAGGCTCGTCAACCACAACAGGAGGGTTCTTGACAAAATCATCCCACTTGTCGTAACGGGCTTGCTTCATGGCCTCAATCTCAGCATCCGTCAGGCCGTGGTCATCCGCCAAATGCAAGGCATCTGTAAACCCGTTAATGGTGAAGTCAATTTTTATCATGCCAAAAATTTCAGTTTGTATAAAGTGCTCAAATACAACTCAACGATTCCATCAATCAAATTCTGAAGCGCAGAGTCAGTTTTGTCAATAAACTCATAACGCATCTGCTCAATTTCAGCCAGCGAAGCCTCAAGAAATTGAACAATGTTAGATGTCTTTTTGGCTGATTGCCGTGAAATTGGGCCAATCAAGCCGTGACGGCCTTGGTACGCTTCAGCAAATCCATCCGCCAAATCAATGATGCCATCATAAAACGTATTGAGCGCTGTGTGCTTGGAAAAACTGCGCGTGTTAAGGTGGACGCTGTGCGCCACATCTCTGGCCAAAAACAACGCGCCTACAAAATCAGCGCAGGTGCACTTACTCATACAGGCACTCCCATCATTTGTTGCGGCATACCTTCACCCATATCCGGCAGTTGCTGGGGCGACATTTGAGGCATACCAGACACCAAATCTCCCGTGTCAAGCGCGGCGGCAATCGTGCCCATCACAATGTCTTGAATTTGCTCGGGCGACATGCCAGCTTGCACCGCAGAGATACGTTGTGTCTCAGCTGCGTATGCCTTAACCATAGCCTCAAACTCTTTAATCTCGTTGGTACGGGCAATTTCCGAATTCTTGACATTATCCAACATTCCAACCATTTGATCCATTTGCTGACCCATGGCTTGAATTTGTTGCTGTGCGGCTTGCAACTCAGGCGAGGCATCGCCGTCGCTAGTAAGTCTGGGGTCAATCGTCTTGGCAAACCGCTTGGCCATCTCTTGAGCGCCAGGCCAGTCCATGTTCTTGACAAACAAATCACCCGCAACTTTCCACAGATCAGGATTGCCTTGCAATAATTGGCCCATTGCGTCAAGCGCCTCTTGCCGTTTGGTGGCGTAGCCTGGGCCGGTGGTCGCCACCACGTCGTACTTACCCACGCCGGGGTTGTAAATCTTATCAATGATGATGCCATCTTGATCACGAATTTCCCGCACCGGTTCTTCTTGCTCGGGATTGATCTTGGCCATTTTTGTCACGCCATCTTCGCCAATAATTCGGGCAACGCGCTGTGTGTCATAAATCTTAGGAATTAAATCAACCAGTTGGCGGGCAATGTGCCGCACACCACGGGTTAAATTGTCACCATAATGGTACGTGCCAACATCGCCCTCGCGCTGGCGTGCCATGATGGCTTTGCCCGAACGCTCGTTGCCGCCTTGGCCAAGCGATGCGTTGTATTGCCCCGTTGTAGCCTTGATGTCCTCAGATGCACCTGCTTTGGCCTGTAATAGACCGCTAGAGGCCATTGGAGGCTGCGCACGCTGGGGTAGTGGCAAAGCACTACCTTGACCGTCTGTAACGTCTGGATTGACCTCCAAATACGGCCAATTTGTCGTGTTTGCAGTCTTCCACTTGTCCTCATAGCCTTCAAACTGGCCGCCATAGCCAATAAACGGTGCTTTGGGCGCCAGTGCAAGCATCTCAGCCTCTTGCGACACCCAATAGTTGTACATGCGCTGGGCATCCTTGGCATTACGCACTAAGCCGCTAACGTAAAGCCTGCCATCAACCTCAAATTCATTGCCAACAATGCGAATAACAGGGATCCACTTGCCGGCCCAGTCGTTTTGCTCCAAGATCTCATAGCCGTTAATCTTGCAATAGCGCACGCGAGGGCGGTCTGCCTCGCGGGTGCGTCTTGGTTTGCCGTAAACAGCTCTCAAATCCTTGTCTTCAGGCGTGCCGTTAAAAGCCGTCGCGTTGCCGGGGTACAAATTAAGCGTCGTGCGGTCGTAGTCAATGTAGTAGTAATCAGCAATCCGAATGGTGTCCTCGTTCAACCAATTTGAAATAGACTGATCACCAACACCTAACGATTGCAGCGTTGTAATGGGCGCGGCATTAGGGTACATGCGCTCATAGTCATCGCGGGTCACATCTTCAGTCACAAAACACCACTTGGCATCTGCGCCAGTGGGGTCTTGAATTGTTGGATCCATGTAAACCGAAAAACTGTTGCGAACACGGCCAATCTTAATGTCCTGATCAAACGTATCCTCGTCGCAATACTCAGTCAAAAGGCGGATATAACCTTCGCCATAAGCCACTTGGTTCTCGCAAGCCGTGTCGTACGCCACATCAGCGTCCGAGATGTACTCAATGTGGCGAATCATGCCGTTCAAAATTTCAGCAACCTGCAAATCAGCCTTGTCATCCACCGGAATGACCTTGGCACCAGGGCGGTTCTGCCTCATGTCATTCGTCACCTGACGAACGTGCTGCGGCAACTTGTTAATCGTCAAGCAAGGGCGAGCGTTGATGGTCTGACCCTGCACCGCGCCGCGAGTAGCCAACACATCCGCAGGCCACTGCCAATGATTGTCAGGCGATCCAGCATAAAACCGCAAATCGTCAATCTCGTCCTCACGGGACTCAGACAACGCAGACATCGCCAAATCAAGCCGTGATCGTGCGGTTGCCAAAATGCTGGCATTACTTTGGTCTTTGGCCGAGCCGCCAACAGCAACTGCTGCTGCGGCTACGATGCCTGTTGGATCTTGTGCCATATTATTTTTTCTTCGGTGTGGCCGCGCGCTTGACAGCGTAAGCAATTGCCACGGCCTGCTTCACAGGCTTGCCAGCGGCAACTTCGGCCTTGACGTTTTTGCGAAATGCTTCAGGTGTTTTTGATTTAACAAGCGGCATTTTATTGACCGTGAATGACTGCAAAGTTAATTACAACAGCTTCGGATAGATTGCCGCCGCTGATATTTCGCAAAGTAATTGTGCAAGTGCCAGCGCTCATACTGCTAATCCAGCAGTTATATGCGCCCGATGTAGCACCAGAACTTACGTTCAAAATAATCACATCTTTAACGCTGATCAAGTTGTTGGTCAACGTAAAAGTTACGTTGGTTAACGTATTGAGCGTCGCACTGTCTGTTGTGATACGGCCCATGCTTGCATTGACCGTTACTCCGGTTGATTTGCTTGTGGCTTGCGTTACAGCCCCTTGCGCGCTAGAGGCGTAGCCAAGTTCTTCACTCGCATAGCAAGTGGTAAATTCTGGGTCTAGGAATGCAACACCAGTTGCTTTGGTGTTAGACATTATTTCTTCTTTGCTGTTTTAGCAGACTCTTTAAAATCTTTGGCCGAAGGCGCCGCCTTTGTGCCAGGCTTGTTCATCTTCTCTTTAGAACCAGCAGCAATCCGTGCTTGCTTTGCGTGAATGTTTGCATAAAGACCGGGTTTCGTAGCCATGATTTAACACTTCCATCTTTTAAGAGCCGCTTTAGCGCGTTCGCCATCTTTGGCGTTAGCAGCTACTGCGCCCATTCTTGCACAAAATGAATCCTTGCGGCCTTGCTCTGCCTTGGTCTTAGGATTAGGCGCTGGCGCTTTTAAATTAGAGCCAGTGGCGGCATTGTACTTAGCACGGCCCTTCTCGGTCAAACCCGCACCCTTAGACACCGGCAACTTCTCGCCTCGTCCAACAGAAAGTGACACATTCTTTTTAGTTGCCATTTAGCTCCCCATCCAAGATGTTGCAACAGATGCGCGGTCTTGAGTCAGAACGCGAGAATTTTTGGCATTGTACTCCCTGTGCGCCACAGGAAACGCAAACGTCACACATATCGCATCCGCCGCATCAGGTGAAGCCAAGCCTCTTGCTTTCATGTCTTTTTTTGACTCCAAAAAAATCGTGCCCTTCGAATCTGGCTTGATCATAGGCGATATTAAATCAGTTTTCAAGAACCTATCTTTGGGAATTGAAGCACTTTTCAACCAATCTTTCATTTTTCCCCACATTTCAGCCCTTTTATTGCCATACATGATCGGATTTGCCGATTTATTGCCAAAGTTGACACCTTTGATTTTGTACCTTTGTTCTTTCAACCTGTCAACAATGCCCGCGCCCAGCCCACCCTCGTCAATCACTACTAAGGTGGGCTTGAACTCCTCAATCGCCTCAATAATATGCCCCACCACCGTCATCGTGTCATCGCCCCTGTGGCGGTCAATCCTTACAATGTCCCTGCCCTGCCTAATAGCAATCACCGTGGCATCAGCGCCAAAGCGTGCAGGGTCAACCCCAATGATAATCGGCGCCGTTTGGTCTTTGTACTTAGGCCGTACCATCGCCTCATCCACAACACTTGCCGGTATAAACTGGTCATCACCCTCAGACGGAAACATGCCATACACCTCAACGTGCGCCTGTGCGCTGTCAGGGCCATACTCATCAATGATGCCCTGGTATACCTGCTTGTCTGTGCCTTCAACCGTTCTAGCATCCACCACCTTATTCGTCCAAAAATCGCGCTTGGAGTTAAAGCACTCATAAAAGTAACCAGTGTTACGCCGCGGATTGGAGAAAGCCAACCAAAGGCGGTTAGGCGTGTTCTCGGTAAAGAAACCCGCTGTCACAGCCCAGATCGAATCATCAATACCGCTTGCCTCATCAAAAATCACCATCACACCATCGTGGTTGTGAACACCAGCGTAAGAATCTGGGTTTTCCGCTGACCAAAGTCTGCCTTCGACGGCCCAATACCTTGTGCCTTTTCTGAGGTCTTTTTCAACCAGTTCAGTGAGCCAACTGGCAGGGGCCACTTTAGTGGCCGACACCTCAAACCAGTGGCTATTGAGTGACATGGCTAGCCATTTCGTAATCTCAGCCCATGTGACCGCACGCAGCTGGGCCTCGCTGTTGGCCGAAATAATGGTGGTAGAACCTATGCGGGTGGATAACATCCAGATGGTAAGCCATGACACAAGGGCTGACTTGCCAATACCTCGGCCAGAGGACACCGCTTGGCGCAAAGTCTCAAAGTCTATGCGGCCACGCTGGCGCTTAATGTGGGCTGCAATGTCCCGTAGGACTTCGCGTTGCCACTTGCGCGGGCCTTTGAAGTTGGCCAGTGGCGTGTTTTCCTGACCCCAAGGGAATGCAAACAACACAAACGCCTCTGGGTCGTCCGCAATCGCCGGCGTCCACAGCGTCGCCATAAGTTCCTGCTCGTCTTCGGGTTTGTAGATCGTGGTCTGCATAGGGTGAAATGTTAATAGAAAAAAAAATTTAAAAATGTTCGTGGGGCCACCGTTCCCGCGGCCCTTTCGCGCCGGCCCTACCCCCTCCCCCTCGGCCAGCGGGTGGAATTTTGGCTTGTCCACAGGCAGTTATGCACACTTGTCCACATTTACTTGTGGATAACTTAAACTGTAATGCTTTAATGAACATAAATCTGTGGATAACTTAGGGTCAACTTAACATAATGGTCATCGTATAAAGTAGAAACGGGAAAACCCTTGGTTTTGTTGCGTCTTTGCAACGTGACGGCGCGTGCGCGTAATTCTACAAAATCTATGCGGAAAGCGCATAACCTTTACGCTTCCTTAACCTCAACATCAACAACGCTACTGTCGTCATTCAGCACACGTTGCTTTGCTTCTTTGAGTGCGTCCATCACGCTAATGCGGTTATCAGTCACGGCAACGTCAATGCGATCACCATAAACTTTGGGCTTAAGTTTAGAAGCCACCCATTTGCGGGCATCAACTTGCATCCGTTTTTGTTGCACCCAAGCGCTAGCCATAGGGCCTTCTAAACCGTCTGGCATCTCTTGGTCAGCCAGTTCAATGATTTCCTCTGCCAAACGGTCTGCACGGCTTTCTACGGCCTTTTCGTACATGGTTCTAAACTCAGGGCTGTTTCTGAGTGTAAGCATCACCAATTGATACGACGGCATTCCTTCTGCTTTAATCGCCGTGCTTAGACTTTTACCTTCAGAAATCTGCTCACACAATATCTGCCAGCATGGATTATCAGCGCCATACACAACTGGTCTACCGCCAGGGTGCTTTTGCACCGCCAAGTTATCAGTCACTTGTAAACTCCTAAAAAAGCGAGGTACTCACACCAACGGCGCTTTCCCTCAAAGGTGCAGCAATGGCAACTGCGCACACGCATCATGTTATCACCTCAATCTCAACCTTGTAAACCTTTGGGCCACCAGACCTTTGGGCATACTGCCAATCAACCAAACTACTGCCATCATCAACGCCAAGCCAGTCAGCCACACCATCCCTGACCGCCTTAAACCCAGACTGCAAGTTATCGCCATCCAAGCGCCTTGGAGCCACCCTAGTGAGCACAATGGTCACCGGCAACACTTCCACCCCAAAAGACCGCGCAACAGCTGCTAATGCATTCTTAGTCTTTTGTCGCTGACTTTTGGTTAGCCTAGCTTTCGCAGCCCAATGCAGTCTCATGTTTGCCACTGACACAATTTTCATGTCCATCTCAACTTCTATCATTCAAACCCCCTGCCCAAAGTTCGGATGTACCGAACCCCTTTATGTACCGAACCTGGGTGTCCTATAAGGACACCCGGTACGTTTCGGTACACCAAAGGTGGGGTCACCCGGTACATTTCGGTACGTTTCGGTACATATCGGTACACGGTTCGGTACATTTGCCATGTACCGATGTACCGAACTCGGTACATTTCGGTACAGTTCGGTACTTTTGACGTGTAACTAAATTACCATTTCGGTACATTTCGGTACAAGTCAATGGTAACTTTGTTTCAAACTGGCTCACTTGGCTCCACTTTCGGTACAGTTCGGTACATGCCAGAGTTCTCCAAAACCATGGTTTTTTTCATCAAAGCATCTAAACATTCCTTAAATCTGCGTGAATTCAAACCATGCCCCTTGGCGCTTTCCCGCCATTGATCGTAATCAACCATGGCCGCAAACCCCTCAATCCCGTCACTGGCCCGCTTGGCTTCTATAGACACTAAAGAGTTAAGTGCAATGCGTTGGTTACCCGATAAGAGCGCCCGTTTCTGGATATTCCCCATCAAGCCGGAGATGTCCACAGCCGTCAAATATGCACCCTTAACTGGCAACCCATGCTTGTCTTGGATGGGCAAATCAACCTGTGTGATCTGAAAGTTCTTAGGTGCAGGCATTTCTGCATCCTTCATCTTTTTGGATTCAAAGGCTATGGTTTTTGTGCCTGCATCCAACTGGCAGCGGTATTCCGCATCCAGTGCGCCCTTCAATGCCGTTGATCCCCGACTGCGATCCTTATCTGCCACACCTGAGTGGTGAACCACCAGAACGCAACACTTCCATGGCTGGCGAAGGTAAACATCAAGGTGCTGAATGAACGCATTCATGTCCTGCGTGCTGTTCTCGTCACCCCCATGGTTTCTGGCCAAGGTGTCAATGATGATCATGCTTGGTGTTGTCCCTGCCTGCTGCGACAACTCTTTGATGGCCTCCGCCACCACTGCCGCCTCGGTTGCGTCATACAGCTGCGCCGCACGATGGCTCTTGTACAGTGGCGCACCATCAAGGGTCTGGCCATTGCCTAATTGCCATGCCTTGAACCGCCTAGCAAGGCCATTGTGCCCCTCGCCGGCAATATAGAACACCGAGCCCTGCTTGACCTCATGGCCATGCCATGGACGGCCAGTGGCTACACAACAAGCTATGTCGATGGAGACAAAGGACTTACCGCCGCCAGGGTCACCGAACACTTGTGCTAGGCTATCGCTCTCAATGTAGTCATCTACGATCCAGTTAATCTGGCTTAACTCCAAGCTATCAATTCTGGAAAACTCAAACGCCAGTTTGTCCCGCATGGGGCCAGCCACGCGCTCAATCTGCTCTTTGACCGCATCCAGACCTTGCAGGCAGTGCAGGTCATTGAAGTCTGTTGGTTTGTTGTCCACCATGTCAGACTCCCCAAATGATGGGTACACAATCTCCCCAAACACCAGAGCTGCCGCAGCCCTGCCCTTCGCAACACCAGGGTTGCCCTCGGTGAATTGGTCATTGTCCGCGCCAATGATAATCTTGGAGCCTGGGAACATCTCCTTCGCGCTCTTGGCTACCTTGGCCAAGTTCCCACAATCAAACGCCACCAAGACTGTGTAGTCTGTCGCCTCATGGATACTGGCGCAGGTTGCAAACCCCTCACCAATGAACACAATCTTTCTATTGCCCCTGAGTTCATAAAACCCACCCTCGATCTTGCCACCCTTCAAGAACCGCTTGTTGCCATCAGCATCAATGGTCTGGTACGAAAGAATCTCACCACCTTGGTTAATCACTGGCACAACAAGCCTGCCTGCACGATCAATCTTGATCCCATGGGCTTGAATGTGCTTCCTGACAAGGTATGGATGGTCATCACTGGCATCTGCGTACGTCCCAACCTCATCCTCTGCCCTCTCTGCTGCCACCGCCTGACTAGCCAGCCTGTCAGCTTCCTTTTTGGCCTTGACATCTGCTACCCACTTATCATGTTCAAAGCGCTCAGTGAACGACATAGCACGGCCAGTATCTGCCACCCATTTACTCTCAAACACTGGCTCTTTCCAACAGCCTGCAATGCCAACTGGCACTTTGCCACTGGTGTGCAAGATGTACCAACCATCCAATGCACCCTTCTTGGAAGATACATGAGCCACCCTGTGAATCTCACCATCAGCCACAATCTGGTCTTTGATCACAAGACCCGCAGCCTCACAGTGACGGCGAAAGCCTTCCTCTGGGTTGATCAGGTCTTGGCTCTCTGTTGCAACGGCAAAGCCATTGGGAAATATTGTTGTTAGGTTAGTCATTAGATTCTTTCACTGAGTAATTTCCATGCTGTTGCTGCCACTTTTGGAACCTGTCCGTTGCCAATGGCTTTAAGTCTGTCCACTCTTGCGGCCACCCCATCAGCCACTCTACCCACTCTGGGTTCAACGGCCCACCAGCCTGTGCCGCTAGGGGGATCTCGTTCCTCTTGTACTCCGAGGGATTTCCACCGTCTTTGTGCATTCTGGCCACTGGTGTTGGCCATAGTCTTGGATTGTTCACTTGATCCACCAGTCTGATCTGGATGGGCTGGCCGTTCTGGCGATGATTCTGGCCCTGCTTGAGCAATCCAGATGTCCCCCCCCCCCCCGTGTCTGGCGTGCGCCACAATCCACGCTCTGTCCCTTTGATGCGGTGCGCCGACATCGACTGCTCCCATAACAGTCCATCGCGCGTCATACCCGAGACTGGAAAGGTCTGCAAGGACTCGTCCGAGTCCTCGATGAATGAGCATTGGGCTGTTTTCCACGAATACGAATCTGGGTCTAACTTCGCTAACCACCCGCGCCATGTGATACCACATTGAGGACTGCTCTCCGTCAAGCCCTGCGCCTCGGCCTGCAATGGAAATGTCCGTACAGGGAAAGCCGCCCGAAACAACGTCAACAATTCCTCGCCATGGCTGTCCGTCAAAGGTTTGAACGTCATCCCAAATCGGGAAAGGCGGCAAAACTCCGTCATTTTGTCTGGCGACAAGTACGCAAGCTGCGTAGGGTTCCCACTCGACTGCGCACACTGTTTGCCATCCAAGCAAGTGTCCCCCAAGTATTCCCCCACCAGCGCCTGCGAAAAGAGCCAACTCATTCACGTTGCCTCCACCAGTTCTGGCCAAATAGACTGCCAACTGCCTTGGCACACCATCTTGCGAGTAAGCCGCCCTTCGCTCTGCTGCTCCACTCTCACGGCCTCCCAAGCTGACATCTCTCTGCGCCCTGTCAGGCACTGGTAGAGATACTGCTCATTTATGCCAACTTTTTCTGCCAGTTGTCGGCGCTCATCTGGGGGTATTTGTGTGTTCATAGGACACAAAGTCTAGCAGATTGCTCTAGGTATGTAGCAATTTGACTATTGGAATAAACCCTTAAGGGTTTTCAGTTGAAATATTTCTAGCAAAGTGCTTGTAACCGCTAGCAAACTGCTAGAATTTCTACATGCCACGAAATTGTTCATGGCATCACGCCGAAAGGCCTTAAAGGAAACAAAATGACAAACGCAACACAAACTAACCGCAACGTATCAATGTATGGTTTTGCTGATATTGATTCTTACATTGAGTC